GCAAATTCTTGCACACGTATGCACAATGGATCTTTCGGACAACACTGCCCCATACATCACTGTCATACATACGTATTACCTTTAGTTCTGCAGAAAGTACTTTCTACAACCAATCGGCTAAATCGGCTATTCTTACCTTTCGTATTCCATCAGCTATGCAACAGGTATCCAGGTAAAAGTATTTTTTTGTTAAAGGCAGTACGATGCCAGCGGGATATTTATACTAGGCTTCCAACAGTCCATATGCCCATTAGTTTCAGGTTAGGGCTAGGCTTCGCTGTGGTCTTATATAACAGGCATCTCACCCATTTGGACGTTAACTACTCGCGCTTATTTTAAGAGCCTTAATGCAATGTCTAATCCAACAGCTCTCCCAATATATCTGACAGGCTCCTATTGGGAAGGAGTGGAAAAACGCATGAGTACGCTCTGTCGTCTTATTTGTGGCAAGGCATCTCACCTCACAGGAAGTTTCATTTATCTATCAAGGCTCATCCACTTCTAACGAGAGCACACGGGGTTAAGACTGTTGAGCAAATATTGATGGAGCAGCACCAGGCGCACCAGCAGGCATTACTTGGCTAGGCATACCGCTTTTCACACCAGCTGGAACACCTTTTACTTTGTTACGAGTAACACCAAGATTTTTATCCAACCATTTTTGTTTGAATACTGGCGAATCAGATTCAGCAGTAACTTCGACAGTTGTAAAACCATCAGAAGTACGGAATGCTTTATCAACTTCATTCTCATCACGAGTTTCACCAGAAGGTACATAATCGCCTTGACCATTCTGTACGTTTTTATCAACGGTTTGTTTAATAACACCTAGAGAAATATGTGCATTTGTTAAGTCAGTAATAACTGTTTTTTCTACAGGCACTTCTGTACGTAAATCGTAGTCATAAAGCTTGACCATTTTTGGTTCCATTGCACATTGACCAATTTCTTTAGCTACTGATAAAAGAGCGATGTCATTCATGATGGTAAAGCCAGGAAGATAACGTTTCTTATTTGTCTTTTTATCGACATAATAATTATTGTTGCCTTTGACATCACCAGAAGCTACCCATTGCTGAGTTTTAAGTTGTTCACCGTTAGCACCTTTAAGATGCATATTCATGCTCATAGCACCAGTGTTTTTTGAATAATCGATATAAGCAACTTCAATAGTGAAGTCGTAGACATTAGTATCAAGTACTGAGTATCCACCAATAACATCACCATCTTTTTCGATTGTATTGTCTGTTTGTAAGTTTTCTAACATTGTTTTTTACCTTTTTGGTTTAGTTAAACAAGAGACTGCGCGGAGCGCAGTATTAACTCTCGTAATATTCATGCAAGCGGTTAATAACCAACTGTGCATCATTGTCGGTGTATGTTTCGTTTGTTTCCCACATACCTATACTGTTACGTATTCTTTCATTTGTTGTTGATTCAGTAAGTTTGGTTTGATATACGTACTTAAATCCAAGAGCTGTATCTTCTGACGTTATATTTAATAAATCAGTATCATATTTTTCTAGGTCTTTAGTACGAACTTTCTTAGTAGCAATTATTGCGCTAAAGAAAGACTCTATACCTACGTTCATTAGTGAACCTTTCACTTTAACCATAGTTTCCATGGTCATTTCTTTTTCGTTTAAAATATCCATTGTATGAGCCAGGAAGATTACGTTCTTTGTAGAAGCAGCCACATACTGGCTCATAAGTGTTTTAAAGAACTGTGCGTAATCACCCCATGCTTTCATGGTGTTTGTAGCAGGCAAGACGTACACGCTTTCGTACATATCCATCATATATGTCAATGTATCGATAACGATGGTATGTATTTCTGGCATTCCTTCTGCTGCTGTTAATGCCTCTTTAACTTGTTCTGGATCAGTCACGGTGTACTGATTGAACTTGGTTCTAAACGGCAGTTTTTTATTGTTTTCACAATTAAGGTACATAACACCTTCGGGTTTTTCGATATTACGTAAAGAAGCACTTTTACCAGTAGCCGATTTACCACATATCAAAATAAGGTTGTCATTTGTTTTTTCATTCATACTTGTATTCTTCCTATAGTCCTTCGACTTACATTAAATTTCTTGGCTAAAGAGGCATCACTAAACTCTTTAATATATTGTTTATACTTTTTTCTTTCGATTTTGCACTGAGCAATAATCACTGCATCTTCTTCTGTTAATATTTTTAATTTAGGCTCTGGCATTTACGCTACCTGTTTAGTTGAGTCTCTTTTTGCAATCGCTTTTATGGTAGATACCATAATTGTTGTATTAATTTCATCTTCAGGAAGTCTTTCTTTAAGTTTATTGTTGAATGACAATAACGCACTACGGACAGCTTCAGCTGTACAGCCATTATCTACAAGACAGAAAGCATATCGGATGAATTTATTAGAACGGTTGCCATTAGCCGTATTAAGGAAAAACCATCTTTCCATATTAGTCATAGCATCATTATCTAGCACCTGTTTAGTCTGCTCTTCTTCTTTACGTGTCTGAGGAATAAACAAAGTAGCGTCTAATAACTTGCCTTCGGTGTACTCATAAGTACCAGGATGAGATTGCCATTTACGGGAAATATCTTTTGTCTGGTCATCAACAGTAAACGGCAACCATGCAAATACATTCTCCATAAACTTACTGTATTGCTCACTGTTTAATTTAACCATGTGCGTTAACGGTAAGATGATACGAAAACGATTATTAATATCTGAATGACGTTTAGTGGTAGCAAACATACATTTGTAGTCACTTAATAATTCTTTAGCAGCTTTTAATGATGTTCCTGTATCAATGTCGAGTACTACAAGATTAAATCCTTGTACGGCATTTTCTTTAGTTCTATGCCCATCAATGAAATTATGTGCTGTATAGTGATAGCCTTTAAGACATACTACTTGGTGTAAGTCAGTAAACTTAGCGACATCAGCAATATATTTGTAAGCTATATCAGTACTGTAAGAAATACGTACTTTATCAATATCAGTTACATCCATAGATTCACCAGTGATGAACTCGATGTTCTGATCGTATGTTTTTTTGATGATGATATTATTCTTGTAACCGTAAGCAACAGCTAGATTCATCATTTCACTTTTAGCAGCTGCAGAACCAGTGTAAAACTGTAAGTCTTCTACCAGGTCAGCTTGTGTTACTTCATGACCAACATTAGCAAGGTACTTAGCCAACTTCACATAATTACGTTCTCTGTTTACAATTTGTGCAAATGCTTCACCTGATTCTTCGGCAAGTTTTATTGCACTGTATAAATGTTCTTCTGTAATCTCATGACTACCATCAACAAATGCGTAAGCACCAGATACTTTCATAGCTTTAAAATATCGATGTGATACTTCTGCTTTTTCTATTTCTTGATGGTCTTTCATCTGGTGTGCTATTTTATGGCATCTTTGCATGTACTCAATACTGAGTAAGCTAACTTTTTTACTCATGGTTAATGTCGTACCAAAGTTAACTTCGTTAGCAAGTCTGCCTAGCTGATTAGAGATATCTGTTATAAATGAAGACGATGTACTATCTGTCATCATGTCATAAATTTCATCAGGAGACATTTGCGTACAGTCTATTGATGATGTGGTATATCCAAAGAAACATCTACGGGCATAACCAATTAACAAGAAGGCGTAAAATTCAGTTTCTTCTTTGCCACCGTTTTGCATTTGTGATGCTGTGCCATACAACATCATATTGGTTGGAGTATTACCATCGATCTCGACCAGGTGTTTTTGGTCAGCAGTATTTTTGGTTAATTTACGTTTAATTTTGCCTACATCATATAATTCAAGGAATGAATTAAGAGCTTCTGTACTACCTAACAGGTTACTGAATATTTCATCAATCTCCATATTCAGTGAGCCTGCTTTAGCCATAAGTAATCTATGACGTAATTGTTTAATAGCAGGAGCTGTACCACTGTCAAAAGAGAAATATAATTCACCTGTTGAAGAAAACTCTGAATTTACTTTATCAAGTGATTCTTCATCAGTGATGTTATCTATAACGGCTCGTTTACAAGCCAATTTAGCAATGTTCTTTTCACTGATTTTTTTGAATGTTTCGTTAGTAAAGCGGTCTTTAAACTGATTAATAACGTGCTCTTCAATAATATTAGTAGATAGACCTTTACCATTACCTGAAGGAGCTAAATTGATTGCATACATACTCACAGGTATAGTGCCTCTGTCATGTGT